GGCTTGCCAGACTGCGGACCCATGCCGCCGATCTTCTCGGCAAACTGTTCTTTGAGCTGTTCGACCACGGGGCTAGGCAGCATCTCCTGACTCGACAGGATGCCAGGGATAACGCCGCCGTTCTTGGCGATGCTGTACAGCGTCGTCATGAGTTCGTTGTATGCGTCGATGCTGATCGACGACACGACGATAGGCGACAAACCCAGATGCGGTTGCAGCGGGTCGATGTAATACGACTTGATGTGCACGACGTCGCGGACGTCGAAGGTCGTAGTCTGCCCAGCACCGTCGTCGTAGACGTAACCGTCGATCCATCCCAACGGGCTGATGTGCGGGACAATCTGCCCGTAGTTGTAAGGGTACAGACCGGTGATGCCACCCAGTATGTTGCGCGCCTTGACGATGTACGCACCGCCGCCGATGTCGATGTAGGTGCTTACCGTCTGCCAGAACTCGGCTTGCGACATGTACGGGTTCGGGTTGGCGAACAGCCGTGTCAGAGGGTGGGCCGGTAGCAAGTCGCCAGTGCTCGCATTTTGCGCGACGAGCGGCGCTTCGTTCAGCGTGTTCGCACGGACGGCGACACAAGCGGCAACGACGGGGTTTCCCTTGTAGCCCTCGACGACGCGCTTCTGGAACTCACTGTAATCCGGTCGGACATACCGAGACCCTACCGCCGTCACGCGTTGCAACGGAGCAGGGGCCTGCTTGAACACCGAACGTAGGCGATCGAGTATTGCCATGTGCTGCGAAGCTATAACAAAAATATCGAAATACGCAAGCTATTTTATCGGACAGTGTCCGACAAGTGCAGGTTACCGCACCCGCCCGTTAATGATGATGCGGTTGCTGACGCTGAACTCGCCCGTCTTGTCAAGGTCGACCGTGACGACGCCGTGGTTCCAGTGGTTGCGCGGGGCGTAGTGCGGGTTTAGATCGCACAGGCAGCCCATCGACCAGCCCGCGAATACCGAGCCGTCTAACGGGCGCTTGTGCATGTCAAAGGTCGTCTTGTGGACGTGACCGACTAAGATGTTGTCCTGCGCCTTCATGCGGTAGTTGCGTGCCGGGTTGACGCCGCCACTCCCGAACCATTCGTGCCCGTGGTCGATCCACAGCTTGCCGACCGTCAGCTTCGACCGTTCGCCGATCCACTCGATACCGTGACTGCGGAGCTTTAGCAGCTCGGGCAGCGTCGCCTCAGGTAAGCCCTGCAGGGCGTCTGCGTTCTTGGCGATGTAGCGCAACCACCGCTCTTCGTGGTTCCCCTCGCGGTAGATGATACGCACCTTGTCGCCGAAGTACCGCCGCAGGTGGGCCAGCATCGCACGAGCCACGTCCAGCTCCCAAACAAAGTTGCGCTTGGCTTCGATGCGCTCGTGCGTCGAAATGTTATAGCAGTCCATCGCGTCGCCGTTAATCACTAGCGTCTGTATGCCGTAGTCCCGCAGGTGCTCGATGGCCGTAAGGTACGGGCCGTGCAGGTGGCCGTCGTCGTCGTAGAGCGCATGGAACGGCCAGTGCAAGTCAGAGATGACGCCCGTCTTACTCGATGTAACGTCACAGATGGAGTCGGGCCGTAGGTCGCCAGCGATCAGATCCGTCACACCGTCGGACCGCTCGCGCCGTCGAAACTCGTTAGCGATCATCGACATCCCCAGCGCCTTCGCTTTGTCGTCGTTCATCTGGTCAGCACCAGTCATCGGAGCAGGTGGTAGCTCGCCCTTCTTGCGGAGTCTATACCGCTGCTGTGCTGTCAGGCCGTCGTCGTGCTGCACAAGCGCTTTCGTCGCCTGCCCACCGACAGATCCGTTGGCCCCACGTTCGGCCTTGACACGGGCGTCGCGTGCCTCGCGAATTAGCTCGAACTCTTCGGCAGTCATGCGGTACCGCTTGTTGCCTGCGCTGGTCAGCTTTGCCATAGGTTCGGTTCCTTCGTGACGTGATCGATGCGTGCCCTTGCTATCTCCAGATATTCGGCCTCGCGCTCTATGCCGATGAATCGGAAGCCTTCCATGATGGCGGCCTTGCCCGTCGAGCCGCTGCCCATGAACGGATCTAAGATGGTGCCGTTCGGCGGGGTCACCAGCCTGCAGAGATAGCGCATGAGGTCGGTAGGCTTGACAGTGGGGTGGTGGTTGGCGTCGCCGCGGTCGGCCTTGCTCGCCTTCGCGCAGTAGAAGAAGCGGGCGGCTGAGCCGGAGTCTGGCAATCTATCTTCGCGTGTGCGTTGGCGCTCTTTGCCCTTGCTTTGTCCGTTTGTAGGTTGTTGAGTTGTTCCGCAAAATCCACCACTGTTCGTCTGCGGAAACAACCCCACCACCTCCTCGCTGCCGTCGTGGATCAGGTTGGCGGGCCAGCGGCCTTGTCCAGATTCGCATGGGATGCGAGACCCGTCCACATTCACCCCACCCGTCCCCCACGTTAGGACGTTGTTCGCCACCGTGCCGACGATCGGCTTGCGTGCCACCGTGATAGGCTCTAGGGCGGGCTTTAGGGCGGTGCCCCAGCCGGCCCACTCCTTAGCCGCAGCCGTGGCGGGGGCGGTGATGTTGAATGTGCCATCCTCTTGTCCATCGTTCCAGCGCCCGTTATGATTGTTCGCAAGTGGGGACGATCCTTTCGTTACGCTACCCACCACCTCGCGCTCAAACCACGCCGCACCCGGCTGTCCTTTGTTGCCGTTCAATGTCCAGATGAGTTCGCGGATCTCGTCGGGGACGTCGTCGAGACTTAGACCTAACACGTCCAGCAGCTTCGGGATCTGGTCGAGCGTGGGAACAGCGGGCTGACTCTTGGTACTTGTCCAGTGCCCCGCCATGCCCGCAAAGCCAAACGCATCGTCAATATCTCGGTTGCTCTTGCCAGCGGCATCCCGTGCGGAGCGTATCCACGCGGTGACTTGATACACCTGTTCGGTATCGTCACGTTGCCTGTCGATCGCCTTGCTCACATCCAGCGACTTCGGGAAGCCTGACCCGTACACCCACGCGATCATGTCCCGGATCTCAAAGCCCGCATCCTCGATGCGTACCGCCATCCGATGTTGCGTCCGTGTCCCTGCAAAGGCCAGCAGGTGCCCGCCGGGCTTCAGCACCCGCAGGCACTCGCGCCAGATATCTTCGTCGGGAACGTCGTAGTCCCACCGCTTGCCCATGAATGACAGGCCATACGGCGGGTCGGTGACTATCGCGTCGATACTGTTGTCTGCCATCGTGCGCAGGACATCGAGACAGTCGCCGTGTTTCAGTTCAAACATTGTAGACCCTCACTCCAGAATCAAAGCCCTTCATGGCATACACCACCGCATCGACCATGTCGTCGTGGTCGCCCTCGGGGAACTGCAGTAGCTCACCCTCGAACTCTGGCGGCAGGGTCGCGCTGTGATAGACGAGGCCGTGCTCGTACTTGCCTAGCGTCGGCAGGAAACGGCTGCGCTTGTCACGGTCGGGATGGATCGCGTTCACGTAATACTCGCGCATCTCCATCTTCAGGTCTTCGACGATTGCCGCCTGGTACTGCACCGCCTCGATGTTGACGAACGTCGGCTGCCACTTCGCGGCCATCTTCTTGATCGCCGTCTTCGTGTCGTTGAAACCCATCTGCCGACGCAGCACGTCGACGATGTAGTAACGGTTCTCTACCTTGCCGACGACGGCGATGGCCGTATAGTCGGCGCCCTCTTTCGTGCTGATAGCAAGGTCGACGCCCATGTTATACTCGATGCGTTCGCCCTCGGCAGGGTGGCCGTAGCGGATGTCCTCACGGTTGACAAGGGCGCCTTGCAGGTCGATGAACTCAGCCATGTACTCCTGACGGAATACGATGTCAGGCGTGTTCGGATCTTCTTTCGCGGCCATGATTTCCCCCACGTCGATGAATGGGTTTGACGTCGTCGGCATCTGCCACGACTGCCAAGCCGCGTGCTTAGTGTCGTAGAGGGTCTTGAAATAGTTACCGCCAGCAGGGGTCGAAAGAAAGTACGCATCACCAAGAAAGTCCGCAAGAGCCGGCCGCACGACCTTCGTCCAAGCATCCTCGAGGTTCGGGCTGTGGGCTGCCTCGTCGATGATGGCACGGGCGTAACGGTTGCCACGGATCCCGTCAAACCTGTGCAGGCCAAACCAGTCCATACGAGCGCCGTTGGTGAACAGCAGCACGCCCTCGCTGATCTTCGCATCCTTCAGGATCGGGCGGTAAAACTCGGTAGCCTCTGACCATCGCTTTTCGTAGTCGACGGCCGTCGGGGTCATGTACACCA